GCCATTAATAACTTCCATTATTACGAATTTTAGGTTTAGGTGGTCCAACTTGTCCAGCTTGTCCGTCTGGTACACAACGCATCTGTCCGGTTCTCGGATCACGTTGTGGACTTTGTCCAACAGGACATTGAGTTCCCTGTCGGGGTTGTTGAGGACTGGCTCCTGGTTGATTACCCTGATTTAATCCTAGTCCACCCTGAAATGGCACGCCAGGCCTTCTAGCATTGTTACGCATTGCCCTATTTCTATTCGCCCCAATATTCTGAGGTTTTGTTACTCTACTCCTTGGCATTGTTATCTCCTAATATATTTGTAAGCCATAATAAAAATTATAAGCTGTTATTTGTCTTCGAGTTTCTGCTGGAAGTTTATCTAATCTTACCTTTCCATACCGCTTTATGTGTTTATCCATATTTCCTGGTCCCCAATTATATGCAGCAATAGCTATATCCCAATCTCCATATTTATCCTTCAGTTGCTGTAAATATTTAGTTCCATAATCTATATTTTCTTCAACATTATATAAATCTGACTCAAGCATACCATGAGCTTCTGGCAATATTTGGGTTAATCCAATGGCTCCAGCAGAACTTTTTGCATTCTTATCTCCTGTAGATTCAGTCATTATAAGTGCATTAATGACTTCCTTAGGAACGGATCTATTGTTACTCACCCTTTCTACTTCACTAGAATACTCATCCACATTCATAACCCAAGATGGATTATATTCTTTTATAATATTTTTAAGTTCCTGCTTCTGGGGCATAAAACTTCCAGTAAAAATATCATCATCAAAATTCTTACCCCATTCTTTCATTATATCGTCCACAGTAGCCATTCCCTTAGACCACTCCCACCACGTTTTCTCCCCTTCTGTTGCTTTCCCCGACGTCTAGCCTCTGTCTTTGGTGGTTCCGGAGGTAGGGGATGTATCTCTCCTGTATTTAAGAGTGCAGAAAATACAATAAGTTTAATCATTTCTTTTTAACTTCTTTAGGTTTCTTTGCTTTCTTCTTCCTATCCTTCTCATCCATAATATCCCGTACCTTCAATTTACACTCCATACTCTTACCACCAGCCTTTACACACTTCTCTACTTCATATAGATACAATTCTACTTGCGACTTCTTCTTTGCAAGAGCTTCCCTATCCTTCTTCTTGGAATCTTTAGGTTCCTTCTTGGATTTATCTGCCACTTATTTCTTCTCCTCTTTCTTCTTAGGGCTTAGATCCTTAACAGTAAAACAATCAGCCATTATGCAGTTATCCAGCTTTTCGCCTGTGGTTTATGCCTATAGTGAGTGCCATCCTTATTTTCGAGTATTCCCTTTGGGGGATGAGCATACTTGCAAGCGTATGCTAAGGCGTCTATAGTATCATCATGACCCATTCTAGGGCCAAATGTTATAATCTCTCTTTGAAGGTCATACATATCTTTCTTAATGTGTACCGTACCGATTGAAAACCTTTGAGCAAGTATTTCTTGTATCCGGTCTCGTTTCGACATTCTGTTGCCTGGCTTTTCAGCAGCGTACTTAACTGAAAAGTCATTTTTCCTACGCATTTCTGCCATAAGTGCTTGAAATACTGGCTTAGACATCGAAGTGTCTTCGACTGTAAAAAGGGAAGGATGGAAGATGTTATTAAGCTTGAACATGTGATCCACAATTCCTTTTTTATTATCCCCTGGGATCCCAAGAACAGGGAGGCTGCGCTTACGAATATAATCGAGCACATATACATTGTTATCTGGATCAACACCGACAGTAAGTAAAACACTGAAGTCGCTATCCCTACGAGCAGAATCTGTAGCGGGATCAACACCCGTGAACACATTAAGCGGCTTAACATCCCCATCGCTCGTATGAATGTATGATATACCCGTTTCTTCGTCATGTATAAAGGTTCCCTCCCAATATTTAATATGCTCCCTTGTAAAGATTGCATCCTCTGCACTCTGAACTTCCATCATATATTCTTGATAGAATTTCTGTGGCTGTCCAGAATCCGAATAAAACTTTTTCTTTCTTTCCATCTCCTTATGCCCAAACCATGATGGCCATAAAGGCGTACCATTATCTTGTAATGCTTTATGTGTTATCACTTTCCAGCTAAAGTCTTCACCTTTAGAGACTGACCTATCGTAATTAACAAGGATATTATTGATAAAGCTATCAAAATGAACGGGAGTGCCATTAATGCGAAGCCTACCAGTACCAGGCTCGAGAGCAGGGAAAACAACAGCCGTAACAAGGTTAGAGATTTTAGCCCTAGACTCAGGTGTAATGGTATTATTTTCGTCTTCAAAATCATCCAGTACAATAAGATCGTACCTCTTATGTAATTTCGCACCCCCTCGTATACCTGAAAGATTAGATTTACTGATAAGCTTAGTACCATTTTTAAGTTCGATATCATCTTCTGTCCATTTTCTCCCTTTTAAGTTGCCGAAATAATACAAAAACTTTTCATTATACTCCAAGTGATATTTTATATAATCCAGGTTTGGTACTGATATCTTACTGGAAGCAGCAACCCAACCATAGAATAATGGGTCTGTAGTGAAGCAAAAATCATGAAGTATACTAGCTTTAGTCAGTACCGTCTTACCATGACCCCTAGGCAGTATAACTGCAAGTTGCCTAATTGTAAGGTCATTCACAGCATCTGCAACTGAATAATGAAAGAAGGGTGTTTCTGATCTCATAAAGTCATCTGGTAAGAATAGCTTGCCGAATGATATAAGATCATTCTTAGCCATCAATAGCTGCTCCTCAGCAGTTGATACATTTTGTGTATTTATATTAGCCACTATTCTCCGACTGCCTGGGGAACCTGGGGTCCTACATATCCAGCAGGCTCTCTAAATTGTGGGCTCTGCTGTGGGGACATCTGGGGATTCATAGTTTCAACAATCTCTATAAGATCTTCGATCCTTCCAGTGTGTAAGTGCGCTAAACTCTGAAGTATTCCTGCATCCTCCAATAATGCTCCCCCTTCCATGCTCCTTAGTTTATTTAGTCCATAGTTTTGAGCCTTTATATCATCATACTTCGATGCTCTCTCACGGTATAGTTCTGGGTTTAAAGTCTTAAGCCAGTGTTTAAAGTCAAGATTTTGTTTATAGGGATCCCTATTATAAGCCATCTGGAATCTGTCCATTAACAGCTCTTCATACTTGCTCTGATCTTGTGGGCTCATATTCTGCTCATACTCAGACATAGTTATTGCACCACCGGTAATGTACATATCATCACCAGCAGCACTATTCATAACATCAAATGCATCATTTGCCATCTTTACTTCCTTCCGTAATTTCTGGTCTTTCGACCCGTTCTAACTGCTCAGGAGTAAATCCCTGGAACAATGCTCCGCTAACCTGAGTGATTTTAGTCTGATTCTTATCTTCTAGATCCAGTATATCTGCCAGTTTAAATAATGCTCTAAGTCTGACATCTTCTTTTTCAGCAGTCTTAGCTGTAAGCTGTATATCCTGCAATACAGTCTTGTTATCTATACCTAGCTCTTCACATACTGGCTTTAATTCTTCCTTCATAGCTGTATATATCCTCTCTGTTCTCATTAGTTGTGATGATTTAACAGAAGCATAGTTTACATTCTTGGTTGGGAATGCCTTTAAATATGCTGCTTGTGGACTCAGGCCAGATGCTAAGAACTGAACAAAAACAAGTTCGCAACGAGTAAGTATGGTCCGGTCCAAGAGAATATCCTCTGAGCTTTTACTTCCCCCAAAAGTATATATATTTGCTCTTCGGCTAGTGTCCATTTTAACGTTTTTGCCTACTGGGAATGTCCCAGTGCACGTGCCCACATATTCCCTGACCTTATTCCGCCCGTACTTACGAGTCATAGTTCCTCTTCTCAGCACCTGGATAATGCAGTCATCGTCAGCCTTGACCCAATCGCCTGTGCGACTATAGCGCCAATCTTCGATAACAACGAGTCCATTTTCAATCCTGTCCTCTGGATCATAAACTTTATGCTCTATCCCGTTGATTTTGTAGTATCTCAACTAAGATCTTCCTCTCATGGAGTCTACCTGCTTCAAATGCTCTTCTCTCACTACTTACCTTCTTTATATTTCGTCTTTGGATAGCGATATTGAATCGAGCCAGTCTCCTCTCCATGGATATCAGCGTCTTGAATGCTATGCCTCTCATCCACCGGATGAGGCTTACCCGAATATGGTCAAGTATGGTAAGCTTTATCTTTCCCTTTCAAGGCTTTTTCTTGTATGGAATCCATTTATTTAACTTGTCCTTTCTTTTATTGCAACCCTCGCAAGGCTCAATACCAGTCCAATTATTTATAACTCTAGCCAGAGTATCCCCAAGACCTCTAGCAAGAGTTCCATCTTTTTTACAATCTTTGCAACCCATTTGTCTCCCTATCTTTAGTCTCCATCGCCCAAAACGCTGAAAGCGTTTTATTAAGCTTCCCCAATGATGTTACAGCCAGTAATAAGTTGTATATCATCTTTGTCGAGGCAGTCTCCGAAATCTGTCATGCTATGTCTCAGCAAGAACTCTCTCTCGTCTTCCTCTATCTCCTCACTTATGTACTCGATTTCCTCACTATCTTTATTGTAAGCGATAGTTAAAGTATATATCTTCATGAAACCTCCTTTATATTAAGCGAAGTTACTAGTAGTAATTTACTAGGTCTATTTTTTAGATGCAAGAACTTTTTTAAGCTTTAAGTACTTGTCTTTAAAGAACTTAATAAATACCGACCAGCGAGTCGGAATCCCAGCATCAGATCCTAAATACTTTTTCTGCATAAAGGCGTTTAAAGCCTTAGATTTACCCCTAAACTCTACGTAATCAGTCAGTACTTGTGACAGATCGTAGACTGCTTGCTGATTGTTCTTCAGCTGTATCTCTAGCTGTGATATATAATCCATCAGCTGTCTGTATGTTACTTTTTTTGACTTCATGATTCTCCCAATATATATGCTTGTGTCTTACCCCGCAATATACAGGACATTTATATCTTTTGTCAAGCTTTTTTCCATATTCACTTATAACTACATATAATACAAATAATGCTATTTTATCCTTATCTTCCGAGTTAATGCCCACACTCCTATATTGAGGTAGGCTATTATTCCCGTAAATAAACTGGCTCCAGCTACATAATAGTGCAATTGTAAGAGTCCAACAAGTAAGTTTGCCCATCTAATCGCCTGAAACTTTTCTGCTCTTGTGATCTTTTCCATCTACTACTTCGAGATAGCAGTGGAGGATCTTCTGTAACAGTTCTATTTCAGCTCTTAACTGACTGTTTTCCTTACACTTAGATTGATATAGGTTTACCCAACTTAGTACTTCTTTTTCCATGGGATACTCTTGTTTAGCTCTGGATTTAACACAGGCGCCTCCCAATACCCCCCATTAGGAAAAGCTATAACCATCTCATTTTCATGCTCACTATCCTGTACCACTATAAGAATATACCCACCTTCGGTATAAGAGTAACCCCTATTCATATCCAGTATAACTATACCTGGTATTGCTTCATCGGTGGATACTTTAAACCATTTATTGGTGGTGTCTATAGTCTCTATAGTTGGAAGGGATAGAAAAAGGATTCCAGCTGCACTAAGAGCTCCTAGCACAAACAAAATGATACGCTCCACTAGCTTTCTCATATTATCTCCTTATTCTTATGGTAAATATAAAACATCAGAATGAGCAAAACAAGTGATTTATGTCACAAAAGGAAAAA